ACGACACCCGGTTACAAACCTTTCCCGATGATCCTTCTTGAGTGCGCCCTTGATCACACAGGGGCGCTCGCCTTCGCCCGATCGATCTGGCCTCGCTGCACAGTGGAGTAAAAAACAATGAGTAACGTTGCAAACATCCACGGCGCACTGCCGCTGAGCAATGAAACGGTGAAGGTCGTCCGCGAGCTGGATAGGGCAATCACTGACGCAATCAACAAGGCACGCCAAGCTGGCATGCCTCAGGGGTTGGTGGTTGGGATTCTGCATGGCTACGCACTGGGCGAGACGGCTCGGATGGTTAATGCTGCTGACTGAGGTGAAAGATGACGACCATTGCCTACAAAGACGGCGTGATCGCCTATGACTCTCGCCAGACGAGGGGCGACCGTATCGTTTCTGACGATTACTCAAAGTGCGAGCAGGTCAACGGCGTCCTGTTCTTCCTGTCGGGTTGTGTATGCGATGAGAAGGCCTTGATCGCTGCCTACTTCGGCACCCCCTCAAAAGATCCTGTGGAGTGCTCAGGCTTTGTCGTGGATAAAGGCAGCCTGATGATGGTCGGGCATGACGACAAGACCGGTATCTGGAAACAGCCACTCGATCCGGCCAACGCTGATGCCATTGGGAGCGGCTCTGCCTATGCCCTGGCAGCAATGGATATGGGCGCAAGCGCAGAAGAGGCCGTTCGTGCCGCCATGAAGCGTGACATCTACACGGGCGGGACGGTTCGGACGGTGGTCATTCGCGAAGAGGGTGTGCCGCAGGGTTAGTACAGCACACTGCCTGTCATTCGGCGCTGTTCAGCTTTTTGGCGGCCTCTTCAGCTTCGGTTTGCTCCTTGTAGAACTCCGGGAGATCAAGTGCCTTGAGATTGTCGTAAACGCTATAGCCCGGAGGGGATGAGGTTGATGTCCTCATTCCACCGGTTACACCTCCAACCTCAATTGAGATGCGACGTCGTGCTCTGTATCTCGGTTCCATTACTTCTTCCATGTGCTGGTGAGTTGATTCTCAGTAATACCGGCATCTAATCACCTATTCAAGCGAAGGCTGCCGCGTGGAAAGACCATCACCGCCGGTTTCTTTGCTGGAGATTTCTGACCTATCCAGCTTCGGAATCCGGCTGACCCCAGCACCAGAGGTTTGGGATTGGCTACAAGCCGAGATCCTTGCCGACACCGGCAGCATTCACAACGAAGACCATGCCCATCTGATCGATGCTGACATCTGCATCATGTGGGCCTCATCTGCCTTCACGAAGCAAGGTCGCACAGTGCTGGGCCAAGCCGAACAGGTTGCGTTCCGTGCCGGTGGTTGGCAGAAGGCCCGCATGGAGCAACAGATGCGGGACTGGTTCGGTTATGTGCCGAGTTACATCATCACCTTGGCCGCCGATTACTGCTCACAGTGCAGCGATGCAGACTTCTGTGCACTGGTCGAGCATGAGCTCTACCACATCGCCCAGGCAACCGATCAGTACGGCGCGCCCAAGTTCACGCAAGACGGACTACCGAAGCTTGAGATGCGCAGCCATGACGTCGAAGAGTTCGTCGGTGTGGTCCGTCGCTACGGGGCAAGCCCTGACGTGCAGCTGCTGGTCAACGCTGCAAACAAGCCTGCTGAGGTAGGCAAATTGAATATATCGAGGGCCTGCGGAACCTGTCTGCTCAAGTCGGCCTGACTCCATGACAGGTTATGACGGATGGAAAGCATATGGCGGTACTACGAAGCGAGGTCAAAGCCTTCATCGTTCAGGCTCTGGCCTGCTTTGATACGCCATCCCAGGTAGTTGCAGCGGTCAAGACAGAGTTCGGGATTGAAATCACCCGGCAGCAGTGTGAATCCCACGACCCCACAAAGTTCGCCGGTCAACGCCTTGGCAAGAACTGGGCTGAACTGTTCCACGTTGCGCGCAAGCGGTTCCGCGAAGAGACAACAGAGATTCCTATCGCCAACCGTGCGTACCGGCTTCGTGGTCTGGGCCGAATGGCTGAGAAGGCCGAGAACATGCGCAACCTGGCGCTGACAGCTCAGCTTTACGAGCAGGCTGCCAAAGAATGTGGCGACGTTTACGTGAATCGCCGTATCGAACCCGAAAAACCTCTGGGCTCCCACGCAGACCAGCAGCACGCGATTGCTGAGTACACGCTGGAGCCAGACGAGAATGTCCCGACTACCCCGTACCTTTGACCCGCCGGTCAAGCTGACCCCTAAGCAGGCCAACATCTACGTTTGGGGTTTCCAGCCTGAGGCGCGCTTTCGTGACGCGGTCTGTGGTCGACGTTTTGGCAAAACCTTTCTCGGTAAAGCTGAGATGCGCCGGGCTGCTCGATTGGCTGCCGACTGGGGTGTCAGTGTCGAGGACGAAATATGGTACGGCGCGCCGACGTTCAAGCAGGCCAAACGCGTGTTCTGGCGGAGGCTCAAGCAGGCCATCCCTGAGGCATGGCGCGCGCACCGGCCGAACGAGACTGAATGCTCGATCACGCTAAAGTCCGGACACGTAATGCGCGTGGTCGGGCTCGACAATTATGACAACCTGCGCGGCTCTGGCCTGTTCTTCGTTCTTGTGGACGAATGGGCTGACTGCCCTTGGGAGGCATGGGAGGAAGTGCTGCGGCCGATGCTCTCGACCTGCCAGTACACTCTGCCCGGTGGTGAGCTAAGGAAGGGCGGGCATGCCCTGCGCATAGGAACCCCCAAAGGCTTCAACCACTGCTACGACACCTATCTGGATGGTCGGCCAGGCCACGAACCTGATCATAAGAGCTGGCTCTACACATCGCTGGACGGGGGTAACGTCCCAGCCGAAGAGCTTGAGGCTGCCCGTCGCAAGATGGACCCGCGTACGTTCAGGCAAGAGTACGAGGCCAGCTTTGAAAACTATCAGGGTGTCGTCTACTACACATTCAATCGCGAGAGGAATCGCACCAGCGAGACCATCAAGCGGGGCGAGGCCTTGCATATCGGCATGGACTTTAACGTCATGAAGATGGCCGCTGTGGTCCACGTCATTCGTGACGATCTGCCTTTGGCGCTCAGTGAATTCTCCGAGGTGCGCGACACGCCTGAAATGATCGAGAAAATCAAGCTGCGCTACCCGGATCACAGTATTGCCATCTACCCAGACGCCAGCGGTCAGAACACCAGTAGTAAAAGCGCAAGCGAATCCGATCTGTCACTGCTCAGGAAGGCAGGTTTTACGGTGGTTGTCGACTCTACAAACCCGGCCGTGAAAGACCGGGTTAATGCCATGTGCGGGATGTTCGCCAACACCTACGGCGAGCATCGGTATCTGGTCAACGTCGACCAGTGCCCAAAATACACGCAGTGCCTTGAACGGCAGATATACACCGACAAGGGCGAGCCAGACAAGAAGGCCGGTTATGACCACTTGGTCGATGCGCCCGGCTACTTCATCGCCAAACGCTACCCAATCAAAACACGCACAGGCGGTGTCCGCCGCATAGGAGGCCTCGCATAATGCCCGTGCAATCAACGAACCCTGAATACGACGCTCACATCGATGAGTGGTGCATGATGGATGACGCCCTTGAAGGCGAAGATGCCATCAAGCGTCGTGACCGCAACCTGCCAAAGCCAAGCGGCATGGTCGAGGCTGAGAAGCTGGATGCGGTCGGCAATCGGTACCTGTACGACAACTACCGGGATCGTGCTCAGTACGACCACTGGGTGCGCGACTCGCTTCGATCGATGATGGGCTTGGTGTCCAGGCTGATTCCAGAGATTGCTCTGCCTGCTGGCCTTAAGGGCATCGAAGAAAATGCTACTGCCGATGGTTTCAGCCTCAAGCAGCTGTTCATGCGCATGGTTCGCCAGACGATCTCGCATGGCCGCGTTCCGCTGGTGGTGAACGTTGACGACTCTGGAGCGCCGTACTTCTCCACCTACACGGCGCGCAACGCAATCAATTGGGATACCGCCGATCAGGGCGGGCGCCAAGACCTGGTTCTTTCGGTGTTCCGAGAGTTCCGAAAGAAGGGCGGCGACCGCTACAGCCACGAGTGCGAGACGGTCTATCGCGAGTTCTTCATGCAAGAAGGCGTGTGCTTCACGTCGGTGCGTAATGAGGGGGGTGAGATCGTCGAAGATGAGCGCGCACTGGGCACTGTTGGGAGCGGAAATCGTCTTGTACGCGGCCTGCCTTACCTGCCGGTCATCTACTGCGGCTCGACTGACAACTCACCTGATGTGGATGAGATACCGCTGCTGACCATGGCTCGTGCCGCGCTGAAGTCCTACCAGCTAAGCGCCGACTACTTCACCGCGCTGCACCAGACCAGTCACCCGCAACCGTGGGTCGCCGGATTGGATGATTCTGTCGAGCTGAGTGTGACCGGCCCCTCTGCTGCTTGGGATCTCGGACCGAACGGTAAGTGCGGCTACCTAGAGTTTCAGGGGGCAGGCGTTGAGGCTGTGCGCAAGGCCATGGCAGACCAGAAAGGCGCCGCGCTGGAGGCGGGCGCCAAGGTCATGGACGTGAGCGGCACCGAATCAGGCGAGGCCCGCAAGACCCGCCAGAACGACCAGCATGCGACGCTGCACAGCATTGTCATGACCGTTGCCGAGGCGGTCGAGCAAGGGCTGCGATACGCAGCAGAGTGGAGGGGGTATCGTCCGGAGGAAGTCACGTTCACCGTCAAGCCTGATTTCATAACACCTGCGGTAGATGCTCAGGTGCTGGCCGAACTGCAGAAAAGCGTTATGGCGGGCACGATCAGTGCCGTCACTTATTGGCAGTACCTGACCACCGGAAAGTTGCCTGAGCGGGCCTACGAAGATGAGGCAGGACTGATCAGTGACGAGCGCGAATCACTAGGACTCAACCTGGATAAAGACGATGGCAACCGAAGCCCAGCAGGTGCAAGACGGACAGATGCTGGAGCAGGAGGCGCGGCATAGCGTGCTGCTTGAGCGGCTCAAGGCCGGAGAGGTCAAGAAGTTCGAGAAGTACCTAAAACAGATCGATGCTGTGGTGCGCGAGCAGCTAACCCGGAGTGAGCTCACCACGTACAGCCGGGACCGCTTAGAGCAGTTTCTTGCCCGGGTGGATGGCAGTCTTCTCGATATCTACGAGGCTTACAGCGATCTGGTTCAGGCTGACCTGATTGACATCGCACAGTACGAAGCGGCCTTCGAACAGCGCAGCCTGTCAAATGCGTTTGGCATAGATTCCGTACAGCCGACGAAAGCCTCAATCCGGGCGGCGGTCAACAGTTATCCATTGCAGGTCCAGGGCATTGACGGTGGAAAGCTGCTCAAACCATTTTTCAAGGATTGGACGCGAACTGAAACGATGCGCGTCACGAACACGATACGGCTCGGGTTTGGTCAGGGGCAGACCAATGCCCAAATGGTCCAGGCTATTCGCGGTACCACGGCGCAGAACTTCACCGATGGCATTCTCGCCGTAAGCAACCGCAATGCCAGATCCGTTGTGCAGACGGCCGTCCAGCATGTGGCAACCACGGCACGCATGGAGACACTCAAGGCGAACAAGGATGTCGTGAAGGGCTACCGCTGGCTGTCGACGCTTGATCGCAAAACCAGCAGCCAGTGCAAAGGGTTGGACGGCCGGATATTCGAACTGGGCAAGGGGCCTTTGCCGCCTGCGCACATCAACTGCCGGTCAACCACCGTTCCAGTGACCGCGCTGTCCGAGACGTTCGCGAAGGATGCCAGCAGGGCGGCAGTGGGAAGTAATGGCGGTGGTCAGGTGGCTGCGGGTCTCAACTATTACGACTGGCTGTCCACGCAGTCAGCGGCGTTTCAGGACTCTGCGCTGGGGCCGGTGCGTGGCAGACTGTTTCGGGATGGCGGCCTGCCTCCCGAGAAATTTGCAGCGCTCCAGCTTGATAGCAGGTTTAAGCCGCTGACCTTGGCGCAAATGAAAGAGCTTGAGCCCGAAATGTTCCGCAAAGCCGGGATACACTTACCGCCCAATAAATAAGGGCGGCTCATGATCATCGTCGAACAGGGAAAGGGCCGCGAGCCTGACGCCAACAGCTACACCGACCTGGAGTCGCTGCGCTTCCATGGCGATTACTTCCGTTACCCGATACCGGGCGGCGAGGCAGAGCAGGCTTTGTACCTTGTGAGGGCTGCAGTCGCCATGAATAGCATGGGCTGGAAGGGTCACAAGGTCTCGGCTGATCAGCCGCTGGCCTGGCCTCGTGACGGTATCGTGATGTCTGGTGAGTTCCTCAGCAAGACGTTGATCCCTTACGGCATACGCCACGGGCAGACGATGCTCGCCATTGAAATGTACGCCGCCGATCAAGGGTTCACTTTGCATGAGCCTGCACACGGGTTTGACGGGCTAAAGATGATCCCGCTCAGCCGCAGTAATGAACATTACAGGCTGGCACCACCGCTATGGGTGCCGAGTCGAACGCAGTTTGCCGACTACTTGGTGATGCGCGGACTCAAGCTTGTGAATTAGACCAATATTCCATAATTCAACAGACCTCGGCCATGCCGGGGTTTTTTTATGCCTGCTGATCAGGTCAGCGGCCCATCAATCCCCAGGGGATACCCATGTTCAAGCTGAAACAACTTTTTCTGAATGCGACCGATGAAGGCGGCGGTGGCGGCGGTGGCGTGACCATTACCCCTGAGATTCAGGCGGTCATCGATCAGCAAGTCGCTGGTTTGAAGACCAAGAACGCCGAACTGCTCGGCTCTCTCCGCACGACCAAGACCGAACTGGAAGGCTTCAAAACCCAGTTTGAAGGTCTGGACATCGACGCAGTGAAGGGCCTGCTCAACAAGGTCGGTCAGGACGAGGAAACCCGCCTGCTCGCGGAAGGCAAGCTTGACGAGGTAATCACCAAGCGCACCGAGCGCCTGCGTACCGACTACGACAAGCAGTTGGCCGCCGAGAAGACGCGCGCCGACAAAGCCGAGGCCTTCGCTGCCAAGTACAGCGACAAGGTGCTGGCTGATTCCATTCGCGCCGCCGCCATCAAGGCCGGCGCGCTTCCTGAGGCTGCTGAGGACATCATCCTGCGCGCCCGAGGCACTTTCAAACTCAGTGAAGACGGCGAGGCCATTGCCACCGACCGGGACGGCGAAGTCGTTTACGGGAAGGACGGCAAGACCCCGCTGTCACCGCTCGAATGGGCGGAATCGCTGCGTGAAACAGCAACACACCTATGGCCAAGGGCTCAGGGTGCCGGGCAGACCGGCGACAACGGTGGCAAGGCCACGAAAAAGTGGGGGGATCACACCGAGCAAGAGCGTGCAGTTCTGGCCCGAGACAACCCCGAAGCATACAAGCGACTCAAAGCCACTCAAGGAACCTAATCCATGGCCACCACGCAACTCGCGGACATCTTCGTTCGTGACTACTACGCCGATCTGGCGCCGGTCAATTCGCCGGAAAAGACCGCTGTCTTCGAATCCGGCATCATCGTCAAATCCCCTGAGCTGGACGCCATCGCATCCAACGGCCAGGGCACCGCCGAAATTGCCTACTGGCAAGACTTGGATGCTGATGAAGAGCCGAACATCTCCAACGACGACCCGGATGACCTGGGCGCGGTCGGTAAGGCCGAGATGGGCAGCATGCGCGCCCGTACGCTTTACCTCAACAAAGGCTATGGTGTGGCCGACTTGACCACCGAACTGGCCCGCACCGAGCCGATGCAGCACATCCGCAACCGCTTCGGGAACTACTGGACTCGCCGCTGGCAGCGTTACCTGCTGGGCTCTGCTCGCGGCATCATTGCCTCGAACATCGCCAACGATGCGGGCGACATGGTCGTGGATGCTGGCGCAACCATCAGCGCTGGCGCGTTTCAGGACGCGGCGTTCACTTCTGGCGATGCCGCTGACGTGTTCTCTGCCATTGGCGTCCACTCCGTGGTGATGAACCAGATGGTCAAGCAGGACCTCATTGAGTACCTGCGTGACTCCGAGGGTCGCATCATCCTGCCCACCTACCTGGGTAAGCCGGTGTTCATGGACGACAGTCTGGTCTACGGCGCTGGTCGCTATCTGTCCGTTTTCTTCGGTCAAGGCGCTTTCGGCTACGGCGAAGGCAATCCGGCGAACCCGGTAGAGCTGGAGCGTAAGCCATCTGGTGGTAACGGTGGCGGTGCCGAGGTGCTGTGGGAGCGAAAAACCATGATCCTCCAGCCTGCTGGCTTCAGCTGGAAAGGTGGCGAAAACCGCAACCTCAGTCCTACTGCCACGCAGTACGCAGCCGCAGCCAACTGGGAGCGTGTCTTCGACCGCAAGCAGGTCCCGTTCGCCGGCGTCATCAGCGGCACTGTTACCCCGTAAGCAATCCTCGGCGGGGCGCTTTGATGCGCCTCGGCCGAAATGGAGACAAGCATGAAGGTTATCTATACCGATAAGCCCAGCAGTGAGCCGGGTGTCTGCTATCGGTTGCTGAGCGAATTCTTCGGAGTAATCAGCTCGGCGACTGACGTGGTTGTTCAGGGTGACAACCCCAGCATCATCGAAGCCTACAAGCGCGCCGGTATCAAGGTGAGCGCCGCGGGCGACGATGGCCTGCGTCTTGACGGACCAACCGTCTCGGAATACATCGCTGCCGGCTACAAGGCCAGCAACTACCCGCCACAGGGCTACGCATCCCGCAGCTCAGCTGAAGAGATAGCCGAAGCGCTGAAGCTGGAGCAGGAAGCGCCGGAAACCGACCCTCTGAAAATGAAGGTCCCGGAGCTGAAAGAGTGGCTCACCGGCAAAGGCATCGAGTTCGACGCAACGGCAAAGAAAGAAGACCTGCAGGCCCTGGTGCCGAAGGAATAAGGACAAGCACATGACCGATTTCATCACTGTCGCCGATGTTGATGCTCAGCTGGGTCCTGCCTGGGCAGGTACAGGTGATCCGGTCCTTGCTGTGGCGATGGCAAACGCCTGGCTCACGGCCAAGATTAAGCGAGTCGTTCCCGATCCGACGCCCGTCGAGATCAAAACGGCTGGCGCTCAGGTCGCTAAAGAGGCGGCCGCAGGCAATTTGTACAAGGCCACGCAGAAGGAAGTTCAGAGCAAGACCGTTTCTGCTCAGTCTGGCACCTCAGTCAGTAAGACCTACGTCGCCGGCAGTTCGGATATGTCTCAGGGCGAGAACTTCGCTATCGCGCTTCTGGCGCCGTGGATCAAGCGCTCCGGCACTATCATGCTGAAAAGGATCTGATCATGGGCATGCGTGAAGAAATTCAGGCTGAGCTGGCTGAGGCGTTCGATGACCCGGACGGACTGGCCGATGCCGTATCCAAGGTGGAGGGAACCCGCAAGCTGGCCGCCGTCTACGACCCTGCCACCGGCAAAACCTCGTCTGGATCGCTGAACTACATGGGCCGCGGAGTATTCAGCAGCTACCTTGCAAAAGAGGTGGATGGAAGCCTCATACAGGCGCTCGATGAAAAGCTGCTGGCCCTGCAGAACGAGCTGTTCGTTTCTGAGGGCGGCAACGCTACAGCCGTGACGGCTGAGCCATTGATTGGCGATCTGATCGGTGGAAAGAGAGTTCTCAATGTCGGTCATGACCCAGCGGGGGCAACATGGACCATCCAGCTGAGGAAGTAACATGGCATCGAAATATGCAGGCCTCAGCGGTGATTTTGCAGCGCAGATAACAGCATTCGCGGCACAGGCGACTGAGGCAATCGATTCGTCCTGCCGCGAGATCATCATCAAGATCGGAAGCAGCGTCATACGGATGTCTCCAGTGGGCAATCCTGAGGTATGGGCGGCCAACCTGGCGTTTCGTGATGCCAACACCCGGGCAGCCGATGACTACGACTTCAAGGTCTCCCTGCGCAATACGGTCATCAACCTGACAGAGTCGAACTTCACGAAGTCCGGCAAGCTGAAGCGAGGCGTGAAATACGCTAAGCCGTTGACTAAGGCCGAGCGAGACCAAAACTTCAATGTGAATGGTCTCGTTGCTGGTCAGGGCTATGTCGGAGGCCGATTCCGTGGCAACTGGATGTTCGGTATCGGCGCTCCGGACGGGACCACCACTGAAGAGATCGACCCAAGCGGGAGCAAGTCCACGGCGCGCATCGTCAACGGTGTGCTGGAATTCCACGCCGGCGACGTCGCCTACATCACCAACAGCCTGCCATACGCCATCCCGCTGGAATTTGGGCATTCGACCCAAGCGCCTGGCGGCATGGTTCGAATCACCGTGGCGCGCTTCCAGCAGATCGTTGAAGAAGCCATCAGGAATAACCAGGTATGAGCCACAGACTGATCCGCTCGCTGATTGAGCAGCGACTCGCTGCGTGGGCGGCAGGCCGCAACCTGAGAATCGCCTATCAGGGCGTCAGCTTTACGCCGGATGCAGACGAGACGTATCTGGCAGTATTCATTCTCCCGGCCGGAACCAGCACCGACACACTGTCTGGCGATCACCGCGTCTACACCGGCGTGTTCCAGATCAACGTTGTGACCCCGGCAGGCAACGGGACCGGGGAAGCCGAGGGGCTTGTCGACGACATTGCCACCTTGTTCCCGGCCTATCTCAGGCTCAAGCAAGACGCGTTCGAGGTGCTGGTGCTCACGCCAGTTGAGCCTGGGCCGCCAATCACCGGCGACACCACGCTGACAGTCTCAGCCTCATTTCAGTATCGCGCCGACACCAACTAATTCGCCCATTGGGCAAACCCAGAACCCGCCATTGAGCGGGTTTTGTCATTTCTGCACAGAGGAAAACCAACATGGGCTTCAGACTCCCCAACGGCGCAACCCTTCAGATCGCTTCCGCCTACGGCGCAGCTATCCCGGTAACGGCGCTGAGCAATGCAAACCCTACGGTGGCCACTGCCGCTGCGCATGGCCTGGCTGACGGTGACATTATCGCTGTGACTTCCGGCTGGACTCGCCTAAACGATCGGGCCGCGCGCGTCGATAACAGTCTCAGCGGCACTTTCGAACTGGAGAAGATCAACACCGTCAATGTGCAACCTTATCCGGCTGGCTCTGGTGCTGGCTCCGTGCGTGAGGTCACAGCGTTCGTAGAAATCTCTCAGATTACGGACGTGGCTACCAGCGGCGGCGATCAGCAGTTTCTGACCTTCGGCTTTCTGGCCGACGATGACGACCGCCAGCTTCCCACCACCAAGAACCCGATCAGCATGTCGGTGACTGTGGCTGATGACCCGGGTCTGCCGTATGTGGCCGTTGTTGAGGCTGCCGATGAGGACAAGGTCGCGCGTGTGCTGCGCCTGAACCTGCCTAACGGCGACAGTATCCTTTACAACGCATACGTGACCATCACGTCCACCCCGGCACTCTCCCGAAACAATCTGATGACTCGTGTTATCAGCTTGTCTCTGGCTGGCCGCCCAACCCGTTACTCGGCAGTGGTGGCGTAACCCATGGCCAAGATCAAGATCGCTCAAAATCCGACGTTCAAAGCGCCGGTGATGATTCCCCGCATCGGCGAAGCGCCGGTGAAGGTGGAATTTGAATTCAAGTACATGGACAGGAAAGCGCTTGCTGAGATGTTCGAGCGCTGGAACACGGCCCGTGCCGATCTGAACGCAAAGCGTATCGACGACGGCATCACCTGGCAGGAAGTGACGGCCTCAGAGATCGCGCTGCAGGTCGAGCAGATCAAAGACGTCGTTACCGGATGGACCTTCGACGATAAGTTCACTGACGAGGCCGTAGCCGCGCTGGTGACCACTTGCGTCGGCGCGCCTCAGGCTGTGATCGACGCCTACCAGTCGGCCTACGACCCTGCTCGCCTGGGAAACTAAAAGCGGCGGCCCGGGCGCTATACGAGCCTGGGCCGTCGGAGCAGGAACTCGCCGCCTTCGGTATGACCTTGGCTGACATCCCTGTCGAAGAGGTCGAGGTCTGGCCGGACTCATGGAAGGCATTCCGCCTGTTCGAATCGCTATCCACACAGTGGAGGACCGGGCCGGGCGGCGCATCCGGTCTCGACTATACCGCCATCCCTGCCACAGCTCACATGGCCGGCATCAAACGTAACGAACTGCCTGGCATCTTTTCCGACCTCCGCACACTGGAAGTCGAAGCATTGCTCGTGATGAGCGAATCGAAATAACGGAGCGCTCATGACGACCATTGCAGAACTCGGGATCAAGGTTGATTCCGGCGATGCCGCGCAGGCCGCTACCGATCTGGACAAACTGGCCGCCGCCGGCAGTCGTGCAGAGAAGGCGGCCGAGGGCGTCTCGTCAGGCTTTGATAAGGCATCTACTTCGGCCGCAGGGCTGAACACGGCAGAAACAAAGCTCAACGAAACAACCGAGCAGGCCATGACGCGCCTCACGGCGATGGCTAAGGCCTCGCTGGATTCGAGCGAGTATTACCAGCGTCTGACAACCAGCGTTACCAGCAATACTTCGGCAGTGGACGCCTCAAGCTCGTCTGTCAGCAGTCTGGCAGCGCTTCGGCGTCGATTGCAGGCTGATTCTGATGCCTTGGTAGGGTCGACCGACCAGCTTGCTGAGTCAACCAAAAAGGCAGCGGCCGCAACCGGCATAGAGGCTGAGGGGCTCCAGGCCCTGCTTGGAAAAATCAATCCGGCCCTGACAGCCCTCGGCAAGCTGGATGAGCAGCAGGCTCAACTGCAGAAATACAAAAACGCCGGGCTCATCGATGCCGACACTTTCAAGGAGTACTCAACACGTATTGACGCCTCGCGTCAGAAGCTGGGAGATTTTAGCGATACGCTGAAAAAGACAGGTACGTCCTCAGCGCAAACCGAGCAGGCGCTGCGACAGTTGCCATCGCAATTCTCGGACATTTTCACGAGTCTCGCGGGTGGCCAGAACCCTTTGCTCGTTCTGATCCAGCAGGGCGGTCAGATCAAGGACTCGTTCGGCGGCATCGGGCCAACGCTCGACGTGTTTGGCGACAAAATTAAATCGATCCTCGGGATCGGCGGCGGCATCGGTTCTCTCGGTGATGCGCTGCAATCTGTCGGAATTGGCGGAAAGGCCGCGGCAGAAGGAGCCGAGGCGGCAGGAAACGGTATCGGCAATCTGGCCGAAGGAGCGAATACTGCTGCCGACGCGAGCAAGAATGCTGCTGAGGCGGCAGGCGCTCTCAGGACCGCTGCAACTGGAGCGGGCGCAGGGCTGGCGGCAGTTATTGGTCCGATCTTGGTCGTGGCCGCTGCCGTTGGTGTTCTGGCGTATGCCTATAAGCAAGGCAGTAGCGAGGCCACCGCCTACAACACTGCGCTGATCATGACTGGCAACACAGCTGGAACCTCTGCTGGACAGCTCTCTGACATGGCCAGGGCGGTATCTTCAGCGAATGGCACGATCAGGGAGGCATCTCAGTCACTCGCGCTGCTTTCTGGATCTACGCGGATTTCGGCATCGTCATTTCAGATGATCGCCACTGCTGCGGCGAACATGGAGGACGCAACAGGCAAGTCCACCGAGGAGACTGTAAAGAACTTCGAAAAACTGGCCAAGGAGCCTCTTAAGGCATCTCTTGAATTCACTGAGCAGCTGAATTACCTGACGGCAGCCACGTACTCACAAATCGCTGCGCTCGAGCGGCAAGGGCAGACCCAGGCAGCGGCAGAGGTAGCATTCAAGGCGTATGCCGACGCGACCAACAGCCGAACCGCTCAAATAACCGCGAATCTTGGGGTTCTTGAAGCTGGATGGAAGAAGGTAAGCGACAACGCAAAGCTTGCCTGGGATGCAATGCGAGATGTTGGTAGAGATCAAAGCCTTGACGAGCAAATAACCAACACCAAAAAAATTCTTGAGGATCGAAAAACAGGCTGGCTGTCCGGCATGTTCGAGGGTAGCGAATCCACAAGAGTGCTGCAGGATCGGCTTAAGCTGTTAGAAAAAGCTCGCGACGTCCAGGCCGATGAAGCCAAGAAAACTGGCGAGCAACAAAGTGCTCAGCGCGCCGCAGTGCTTGCTGCGACGAAGGTCGACGAGCTGGAAAAGTCGTCCAGGACTAACGCCGAGAAAAGGTCTGAGGCTCTCAAATCTTATGAGAAAAATCTGGAGGCGATTCGAAAAGTCAACCCAACAGACGATCGCCTCAAGCCTGAGAACGTTTCAAAGATAAAGAGCAACATCGCCGATCAGTTCAAGGACCCGGCGAAACCTGCGTCCGCATTGGACATGACAGCGTTCAACACGGCGCAAAACCAGCTCAAGTCGATTAACGGTTATTACGATTCGATTCAGCGCGAGTTGGAGGCTTCTCAGAAGGCTGGGCTGATTTCCGCTGAGTCTTACGCCAGCCAGCGGGCAGCAATTATTGATCAACAGAAAGGCGATATCACTTCGGCCTATCAGTCTGAAATTGCGGCGCTTGAGGCGCTCAGAGGCAAGGCTTCTACCAGCGCTGAGCAACGGATCCAGCTTGACCAGAAGATTGCGGACGCAAGAACCTCGATGGTAGAGGCACAGCGGAAGGCCGAGAGCGAGCAGGAAGTTCTGGCAACGGCAGAAAAGGGGAGGCTCGAAAAACAGCGTTTGGCTGTGGCGGCCTACACCGGAGCACTGGAACAGCAGGTCAAAACCCTGCGCGAGCAGGGCCAAAGATCTGCTTCCTCTCTTGGCATGGGTGATCGTCAGCGAGGCTTGTTCGATCAGCAGAACTCCATCGACGACCGGGTCAACCAGCAGAAGCTTCAACTTGCCGATCAGTATGGTGATGGTTCGCGAGGGATGAGCCTCGACGAGTACAACCTGAAACTGGCTGCGCTCAACAAGAATCAGCAGGAACTGCGCGACACGGTTCAGACCAATTACGACGACATGACCGTTGCTCAGGGCAGCTGGAGTGCTGGCGCGTCTTCGGCCTTCCAGAACTATCTGGAGTCGGCCCGGGATGTCGCCGGGCAGACCAAAAGTCTGTTCACCAGCGCGTTCAGCAGCATGGAAGATTCGGTCGCGAATTTCGCGATAACTGGCAAGGGGTCGTTTGCGGACTTTACCAAATCAATCTTGGCCGACATGGCAAGGATAGCTACCCGTCAAGCGAGCTCGGCACTGCTGAGCAGCTTGGTAGGCGCTGCTACCAGCTATTTTACTGGCGGCACCGGCAACGGGCTTGCAACGGGTTCGGCGGGCGCTATCTCATCAAACGCCGGTGCGAGCGCGGCAGGCTACAGCAACTCCGCATTGAGCGGCTGGCCCGGCGTGGCTCAAGCCAAAGGCGGCGCATGGTCCAACGGCGTGCAGATGTTCGCCAACGGCGCGGCGTTCACCAACAGCATCGTCAGCAAGCCGACGGCGTTTGGTATGGCTGGCGGAGGCGTGGGGGTGATGGGCGAGGCGGGTGACGAAGCGATCATGCCGCTTACTCGCACTGCCGGTGGACAGCTTGGCGTCCGGGCGCTGGGTGGAGGCGGTGGCAGCGGAAGCAACACCTACAACTTCCCTGTCTCGGTATCAGTTCAGAAGACTGGGGATTCTGGCGGCGCGAACAGCCAGGAGGCTTCCACGCAGCTCGGCAAAGGCATACAGCAAGCAGCAAAAGCCGAGGCTGAGACTGCAATCGCTCGAGCGTTGCAACCTGGCGGCTCGATCTGGAGGCTCACAAATGGCAGGTAGTTATGGCGATTGAAACCTTTACCTGGCCCACCCAGCACGGAGACGCGCCCGACATCAGTTATCGGGTGCGCACCTCCAAGTTCGGCAATGGCTACAAACAGGACGTAGGCGACGGGCCGAACAACAAGGAGGACTCATACCCGATCACATTCACCGGAACGAAAGAGCGTGTCTTGCAGATTATGGAGTTTCTCGACAGGCACGCCGGGGCGAAAGCGTTCCTTTGGACCACGCCACTGGGACAGCTCGGCCTGTTCACCTGCAAAAACCCAGTGCCCACCCCAATGGGGGGCATCGCATTCAAATTGACGGCCACGTTCGACCGGGCCTTTCACCCTTAAGGACTTCTCATGCCGTTGATTGCTGACATCCAGGCGCTTGAGCCAGGCAGCGAAGCGTTGCTGTTTGAGCTGGATGGCTCTGACTACGGCGCAGACATTCTGCGCTTTCATGGTCACGCCATCCCGCACACGCCAGCCGAACTTCTCGCCGTCGGCTTGGACGCTGACCAGTTGCCTGCCAAATCAATCTGGTGGCAAGGCAACGAGTACGGTGCCTGGCCCATGCAGATTGATGGCATCGAAGCCAATGGCGACGGCACGGCGGTTAGACCCACGCTTTCAGTGGGCAACGTCAACGGGCGCATCACTGCGCTCTGTTTGGCATTTGAAGATCTGCTCGAGTTCAAGCTTACGATGCGTCATACGCTCGGCAGGTATCTGGACGCCGAGAACTTCCCTGGCGGCAACCCCGATGCTGATCCCTCCCAGGAGACGATTGAGGTCTGGTATCTGGATCAAAAGTCCGGCGAGGACGGTGAAACGGTCAGTTGGGAGTTGGCCAGCCCGGGCGATGTCGGCGGCGAGTCGATTGGTCGGCAGATGACCACGCTTTGTCACTGGTGCCTCACTGGTGGATATCGCGGGCCGAACTGCGGCTACACCGGGCCGTATGTCGATAAGGATGGTTTGCCCACTGACGACCCAGAGCTCGATACCTGCAACGGTTTGCTGACGACGGGCTGCACAGCGCACTTCGGCGCAGGCAACGAGCTCCCCTTTGGCGGTTTCCCCGCCGTATCACTGATCGCGCGGAGCTGACCATGCTGAAATACATACTGGCGGCAGTGCAGGCACATGCGTCCGCTGAGTACCCGCGCGAGTGCTGCGGGCTGATTCTGAGCGTCGGACGAAAGCAGCAGTATTTTCCCTGTTCCAACACGGCGACCGATCCAGGCGAAGAGTTTCGCATCAGCGCCGAGGATTACGCTGCGGCGGAAGATGTGGGCGACGTGATCGGCGTTGTCCACTCGCACCCGGACGCAACCAGTCGGCCATCACCACGCGATCTGGCGATGTGCGAAGCGACGGAACTGCCCTGGCATATCCTAAGCTGGCCCGAGGGTGACTTACGCACCATCGTGCCCACCGGCAACACGCCGCTTCTGAAGCGGCCTTTCGTGCATGGAGCCTGGGATTGCTGGCAGGTCTGCGCCGATTGGTACAAGCGAAAGTTCGGCCTGGAGTTCGAAGCATTCAAGCGCACGGATGGCTGGTGGGAAAGTGTCGACGCTGAAAGCCTCTACGAATCCAACTACGAGGCGGCCGGGTTCATCCGGGTTGACAAGCCTCGACGCGGCGACATGATCGTGATGGAAGTTGGGCGCACCAAGCACCCGAATCACGCTGGCATTTATCTCGGCACCGACGCATCGCTGACTGGCGAGGACGCCGGTGTATTCGGCCCCGGTCCTTTCCTGTTGCACCACCTGTACGGCAGGCCATCCGAGATCATCGTTTTCGGTGGACCGTGGCTGGACAGGACACGCCTGATACTCAGGCACAAAGATGCTCAACTAACCACATGACGCGGCAGGGCCGTAGGAGAAGTAATGAGCGATTTCAATGCCGAACTACTTGCGTGTCTCGACCAATTGGCGGTCGCCCTTGCGGGCCACGACCACCAGTGGACACCGGGCCAGCGCGAAGCTTATGAGAGCTGCGTTGTCCGGCTCACTTCCGATTGTAAGGAGACTGATTCGTCGGCTTCAAGCTGATCCCCAGTTCGGCCGCCTTGCTGTAGATGGCCTGCTCAGAGCGACCCAGTTTTAGGCCGATGATCCTCGTGGGAGTGTTTCCAGCTGCGAGCCTGCGCAACTCAGACATTTCAGCTGCGGTCCACGCCGAGCCGCTTTTAGGGGGTTGCTTTGCCATTTCCAAATTCCGTTTGGTTAGATTGGCTCAAAGCTACTATGCCGATCGCTAGCCGCGTTACTGGTCATTCAGCCACGCTGGATAGGCGGACAGGTCACATTCGACTCATGAAATTGGGTTCGAAAAGTCGATCAACATCCTGTCAAACCCATTGAGACTTACTTCATAGCCTAGAGCCTCAAGGCTGCGGGTAACATCGTCAAGGAACCGAAGCCGTTCTGGCGGAAGGTTGGCAAGCTCATAGTCTCCGAGGCTTACAGACGTTCTGGTGTGCCCACCCCTTGCCGAAATTATAATTGACCTGTTGATGTCGTTTTTTAGCTGCTCGCCCAAGTCGCGCTTAGAAAGTTCTGCCAATGCCAAAGCCCGATCTGCCGGGATCAAATCGCGACCCGTGATCTCGTCGTTGGCAAAGCTGATCTCTAGTCGGGCCAGTATCTCTGCGGTAGCAGATCTCCCATGCGCCTTTGCGGACGCTGCAACCATATCGCGAAGCGTTTCCGGAATTCTCAGGTTGAACTGTGGGTCGGTGCGGCTCATGTCGGCTCTTTTGATAAGTGTTTACAGGTGTTGACGGAAGAATGCATCACCGTGGTATTGACGGCAATGCATCACCGTTATACATTGCCCCCACTGAACAACGGTGATGCAGCAGGAGTGACATATGAAGGTGAGAGAAATGGCCCAGGTGATATTCCGGGCCGAACCTGAAATTAAGGAATGGCTTGAAAAAAAGGCAAAGCAGGAGCAGCGCAGCCAGAACTGGCTGGTTGGAAAAGCTCTGAAAGAGGCAATGAGACGGGATGAGCAAATCAATCAGGCATAAAAAAACCCCAAGCGTTGCAGCGCTTGAGGCTCATGAAGCAGAACGTCAATCTTTCAGGAAAAACGTCATGACGAATAATACCACAGTTGTTGACATGCGCAAATTTGTGGAGGCCAGAGATGGGAAGGCTTTCACGACTACCCACCAAGTAGCTCTGGCCTTTGGAAAGCTGCACAACCATGTCCTCGCGAAGGTTCGTGCGCTGGAGTGTTCTGATCAATTTTTAACCGACAACTTTTTGTCGGTTCAATTCGAGCATCGCGGCAACACCTATGAAGCTTTCGAAATTACCAAAGACGGCTTTATGTTCCTGGTCATGGGTTTTACCGGCAAGGCAGCGGCAGCAATTAAAGAAGGCTACATAGCCGCGTTCAACGAAATGGCTCGACGACTCAATTTTAGTTCGTCCGAATTGGTTGGCGACCTGGTCGGCTCTGTCATTGGTACGAGTGGCGAGCACGTTCTTGATCGAGTTATTGACCAAAAGGCTTCGCCGGTCGCCAAGGGGCTGCAGCGCAGTTTCCGCCACACTATGAAAAGCCGTCTCCGCTCCCGTTTCAATGTTCAGCGTACCGCTCTGATACCTGCTGAATGCATGGCAGATGCTTGCAACTTCGTTGCGGCATACGTTCTTGAGGGCGAATTTCTCCCCAGGGAAAGCGCGGTGGACTTCGAGGGCTCGCCGCACAGCCGATATCTGCTCAGGCTTGACGAGCAAGGCAGGCAGTGTGTCGAACTGCTTCCGCACGACACGATGGTCATGAATGCCAGGCAGTTCATAAAAGCCATGAGCACGGCAAGCGACGCGATGATTCCGACCGAGCAGCTGCTGGAGTTCATGGCGGTGGCCGTCGAGAAACTGCGTCAGAGTGCCGAGTTTCATGCGGCGAGGGCGGTAGCATGAACTTCATGTTAAAGGCAGGGGGTCGCGCACTGATATTGATGCCGGAGCGTGCATTTTTGGTCGGGCGGTCTGGTCAGTTGATTCAAAAGATAGAAGACAGCTGGCTGATGTTGGTTGAGGGCAAGAGGTACTCCGTTTGCGAGAAGAGCTTGATGCCACTGGACGGCTTCAGCCCTGGCGTCGCAGTTCTGGTCGAGCAGAGGAAGTCGGCATGAGCATGGATATTCTGACTATTAGAATTAACGGGACGTCGCCGCTGATGATGCATAGCGACCGCCTGGCAAACCCTTTGCTGCCAGAAACTAAAGCTCACAAGGAGCTGACATCCAAGCGGAAAAAGACTGATGACGACCACTTGGCTATAGCCCGATCCGAATTCATCGCAGGCGCGTACTTCGACGATCAGCTGGGTTTTTTCATACCTGGCCAAAACTTCGATGCAACGTTCTGGGCAGGCGCAAAGCTTCAAAAGCTTGGCGTCCACTGGAAGCGCGGGGCGATGGTCCTAACGGACAAGGTCAAGCTTGATTTCTCAGGTCCATCCACGCCCGCCAAGCTCTGGGAGGACACAAGGTTCGTTGATTGCCGAGGTGTAAAGGTTGGCCTGGCCAAGATCATGCGATACAGGCCGATCTTTTTGGACTGGGCTGCCACCCTTGAGGTGGTAGTGAATCCGGACGTGCTTGACGTGGCTGAAGCGAAGAAAGCCATTGAGGACTCAGGAAAGCTCATAGGTGTTTGCGAATACCGTCCACGCTTCGGTCGATTCGGGGTGTCTTATGAGTGAGCTTCAACGGCATCCGCTTTGGCGGCAGGCGGTACAGGACTTCATCGCTGAGTTCGCCTATGGCGATATCGTCGGGCATGAGTGGCTTGAGGCTCACTTCGGTCTACCAGGCGTTTCAGATGATGAGCAGTTGACTGCTGATCAGTTTCGAGAGCGCCAGTTTGAATGGCTGGCCAGCGTTGAGTCGTTCAAGGTTGAATTGTTGCGCGACCATCAGATTCTTTTGCAGTCGATCCGAGGCAAAGGTTACAGGTGGGTGCCACCCGGAGAACAGACGGACGTAACCTTGGCGGACTTCCAGCGAGGCGCGAAGAAGATTTTCACTTCGGCAGGCCAGAGGCTTCGTCATGTGCGGGTGTCTGAGTTGTCGGACGGCGAGCGAAAAACGAATGTTGACGCCGTAGCGCGCCTTTCGCAGCTGCAAGGAATGGCACGCAAGGCGCTGAGCTGATCAGCGTACAGCACATCTGCGGGTGTGCTGTACGGTGCGAAAGCATCATCTGGTGAGGCCAGGTAAGGCACGATAAGGCGAGGCGAGGCGGGGCGAGGTATGGGCTGACAACAGCGTAATGCCGACTGGAGACAGTCGGCATTGCGGTGCGCAAGCATCATGCGTTTGAAGCGGCACGGCTCGGCGCGGCGCGGTGAGGTATGGCAAGGCATGGGTCGTAAACGGCATTGATTTGGCACCTTCGGGTGCCTTTTCTTTTTCTGCCCTGCTCGTGATGGTAGATTGCGACCATCTGAAAGGGAGTCTATGCATGATCTGGAAAATTGTCCTCGCCATTCTCGTCGGAGTTGGAGCGCTCTTAGTTATTGGCACATCGGCTAAAAACGACCCGGAATGGATGGAAAAAGAGCGCGCCAAAACCGCGATTGAGCTGTGCCGTCAGGATGAACGTAAGCACGCAGGTAACTCAGCAGCATTATCGATAGTCGTCCCAACATGTGAGAAGTTCGAAGCTGACTTCAAAGCCAAGTACGGCAGAAACCCCTAAAGACGAACAAATTATTGAGGCCGCCTCCGGGCGGCTTTTTCATGCCCGGAGAAACGCATGGCAGCCATTCACTACTCACCCATGACCACGATCAAGCTTTCGGGGTCGCTGGCCCGCAAGTTCGGGAGGGTGCACCGCAGGCAGATCGACTCAGGGCAGACCTGGGAAGTCTTCAAGGCATTGAAGGCAACGCTGGACGGATTCGCTGACGAGATTCGCCGACTTGACCGACTGGGTATGCGGTTCGCGATATTCCGCAACGGAAAGAACGCTGGAGAGGGCAGCTTTGGTCTGGGCGGATCACGCGAGGTTCGTGTGGTGCCCGTTGTTCATGGCAGCAAGCGCGCCGGCATACTCCAGACTGTTTTAGGGGTGGCACTGATCATTGCCTCTTTCTTTGTTGCGCCCGGCTCTCAACCTGCGCTGTTGGCGGCAGGTATTGGCTCGGCTGCCGGTGGCGTAATCCAGATGCTCAGTCCTCAAGCCTCAGGGCTGAAGCAGAGCGCATCACCGGAAAACTCACCGTCCTACGCATTCGGCAGCGCCAAGAACACCACGGCCAGCGGCAACCCGGTCCCGATCTGCATCGGTGAACGGCGCTGGGGCGGGGCGATCATCTCGGCCTCGATCTACGCCGAAGACAAAACTTAAACACATCCGCAACACCAAGCCGCCCAAGAGGCGGTTTTTTTATGCCTGGAGAAAAGTATGGGCGCAGCACTGAAGATCGACATCCACGGTGAAAAAGGCGGCAGCAGCAGTCCGAAGTCGCCGACCGAGGCCTCCGATAGCCTGCGCTCCACCAACCTGGCAAAGCTGCTCATAGCCGTAGGCGAGGGCGAGTTTGAAGGCACTCCAACCGCTGCTGACATCTACCTCGACAACACGCCGATCAACGATGCCAGTGGTAACGTCAACTTTCAGAATGTGAAATGGGAGTGGCGCACCGGTTCAGTTGATCAGTCGTACATCCCCGGCATTCCTTCCATCGACAACGAGACGACAGTCAACGTTGAGCTGCGCAATGACTCTCCGTGGGTTCGCTCGATCACCAATACTCAGCTTTCGGCTGTGCGCGTGCGCCTGGCTTGGCCCGCGCTTCAGCAGCAGGACGATGAGGGCAATGTAGGCGGCTACCGCATTGAATACGCCATTGACGTGGCCACTGACGGCGGCAGCTACACGCAGGTGCTGCTGGAAGCTGTAGATGGCAAGACCACCACCCGCTATGAGCGATCGCGCCGTATCGATCTGCCCGCGGCTACATCCGGCTGGCAGATCCGCGTCCGACGCCTGACCGCCAACCAGAACACCAACAAGATCGCCGACACCATGCTGGTGGCTGGGCTCACAGAGGTCATCGACGCAAAGCTGCGCTACCCGAATACGGCGCTGCTCTACATCGAGTTCGACGCCGAGCAGTTCACCAACATTCCCGCAGTGACGGTTAAGTGCAAGGCGCGGAAATGGCAGGTGCCGAGCAACTATGATCCGGTCAACCACACTTATACCGGCGTGTGGGACGGCAGCATGAAGCTGGCGTGGACCAACAACCCTGCATGGATCACCTTTGGTGTGTGCACCGAAGACCGGTTCGGCCTGGGCAAGCGCATCAAGACATGGATGGTCGACAAGTGGGAACTGTATCGCATCGCGCAGTACTGCGATCAGGATGTCCCAAATGGCGTTGGCGGCGTAGAGCCTCGCTTTCTCTGCGATATGAACCTGCAGGGCAAGGCTGATGCCTGGTCCCTGCTGCGCGATATCGCAGGAATTTATCGTGGCATGACCTACTGGGCCCAGGGGCAACTGGTGGCGCAGGCCGATATGCCGCGCGCTCAGGACTTCGATTACGTCTTCACCCGCGCGAACGTCATCGGCGGAAAGTTCAACTATGGTAGCGCCTCGGCGAAGACTCGCTACACCCGGGCAATCGTCGGTTACGACAACCCAGACAACAATTACGACACCGACGTCATTCCATTTGCAGACGCTGCGCTACAACGGCGTTTGGGCGACAAGCCGACTGAGTTGACCGCGATCGGCTGCACGCGCGCTTCCGAGGCGCAGCGGCGCGGCAAGTGGGTCGTAATGAGCAACAACCAAGACCGTACCGTTAGTTTCAGCACCGGCATGGAGGGCGCGATTCCGCTGCCTGGTTACATCATCCCGGTTGCCGACTCGCTTCTGGCGGGCCGGGAGGTTGGCGGGCGCATTTCTGGCGCGGTCGGGAGGGTGGTTACGCTCGACCGCGACACCATGGCCAAGGCCGGAGACCGCTTGATCGTCAACCTGCCCAGCGGCCAGGCCGAAGGTCGTACCGTTCAGTCAGTTGCGGGCCGAGCAATTACCGTCACAGTCGCTTACAGCGAGACGCCAAATACCCAGCTGCAATGGGCGTTGGACGCTGATGATTTGGCTATCCCGCTCTACCGGGTCCTGAGCGTCAAGCGCAACACCGAAGGCGAATACGCGATCACCGCCCTCCAATACGAGCCAAGCAAGTTCGGCTACATCGACACCGGGGCGCGACTGGAAGAGCGCCCGATCAGCGTGATCCCGATCACCGTTGTTCCATCTCCTGCCAGCGTTTCACTGACATCAACGACGGCGATAGCCCAAGGGCTGGCCGTTACAACGATGACCATCAGTTGGCCCGCTGTCGTCGGCGCGGTGTCTTATGACGTCGAGTGGCGCAAGGATAGCGGCAACTGGATCAAGGTTCAGCGAACCGGCTCCACCAGCGTAGATATCACGGGCATATATGCCGGTGCCTATCTCGCCCGCGTTCGTGCCGTCAGCGCCTATGACATCTCGTCGAGCTGGCGGAATTCGATACTGACTCAGCTCAAAGGCAAGGAGGGTCTGCCACCGGCTGTCACCTCGCTGACTGCCGCTTCTCTGATCTTCGGCATCAAGTTGAAATGGACCTTCCCACCAGGCGCAGAGGACACGCAGCGCACTGAAATCTGGTACGGCCCGACGACCGATCTGGCCAAGGCCACGAAGCTGAGCGACCTGGCTTACCCACAGTCGGAACACGTCATGCAGGGTCTGCTGGCGGGTGTCACGTTCTTCTTCTGGGCGCGGCTCGTGGACCGGACCGGCAACGTGGGGCCGTGGTATCCAACGGGTGTCGGCGTAATGGGGCAGGCCAGCAGTGATGCTGGGGCAATCCTTGAAATGATTGCCGACCAGATTTCGGAAACGGAGCTGGCCAAGAACTTACTGGACCGTATCGACCTCATTGACGGCAGCGGACCTGGCTCTGTGAACGAACGCCTGGACGAGCTCAAGGCCGAGATCGGAGAAATCACCGACGCGCTGGTTTACGTGCCGACTGACGCCTATGTCCGCGACAACACCGTGCGCGTGGGCGACAACCTCTGGACGGCCATTGCAGCGGTGCCTGCGGCTGCCAATGGATCGAA